GCAACATCAAACCCCAAAACGCGAGCTGGGTAAAAGGCAGAGCAACAAAAGTCACCAACCTAGTCGCACAACACGAAGCCGTAGAAATTAACTGGCGCGATACTTTAGAACAACAAGTCGCAACCGTATGGACTCTGATCGAAAACCGTCTACAATAGAACTATGGCAAATAGAAATAAAACACCCAAACCCAGCCTCATCGACAAAGAGCGCCGGGTACTGGAACTACGCCGGGCTGGTGCGACTTTTGACGAGATTGCTAAAGTTGTCGGCTACGCCACACCCCAAGGAGCGTATCTCGCGTACCACCGAGCAATTAAGCGCGTACTGGTTGAGAGTGGCGCGGAGGAGGCCTTAGAAGCCGAATTAGACAGGTGCGACCGGATCCAGCGAGCGTTCTGGCAACAGGCCATGCAAGGTGACACGAAAGCCGGACTGATTGTGTTACGCGTAATGGATCGTAGAGCAAAGTATCTCGGACTAGACGCACCAACCAAGCAACAAATTGAGGTAACCAACTATGACGCAGGTTCAGAAGTCGATAGAGAACTCCAGCGACTTGTCAGACTATTGGAAACTGGCGATAGCGCGGAGAGCGCGGTGGCTGACACAGCAAGCACGACAGAGCCAAATTGAACCCGAAGGTGACTGGACGAGCTGGCTGATCCTGTCTGGACGCGGTTGGGGCAAGACACGCACAGGCGCAGAGTGGATAGCGTGGCAAGCAATCCACCACCCCAAAACAAGGTATGCCGTATTAGCCGCGACCTTTTCCGATGCTCGCGATACCTGCGTTGAAGGTGACTCCGGACTACTGAAAGTCTTACGAGAATACGGCGCATTACGCGAACCTAACGGCTGGAATCGATCCTTGGGTGAGTTATTTCTCTCCAACGGTAGCCGTATCAAACTCTTTAGTGCTGACGAACCTGACCGACTTCGCGGCCCACAGTTTCACGGCGCTTGGGTGGACGAGCTGGCGGCGTTCCGCTACCCGGACGCATACGACCAACTCCAGTTCGGCCTGCGCTTAGGACTTGTTCCCAAGACTGTTATCACTACTACCCCACGACCGAAGCCACTTATCCGTAACCTGATTGAGCGTACGGACGGAAGCGTACACATTACACGCGGATCCACCTTCGAAAATTCCGCCAACCTTGCCCCAGCGGCGCTCACCGAACTCCAAGCACGATACGCCAACACGCGACTCGGTAGACAGGAACTATACGGCGAAATACTGGACGATGTTGAAGGCGCTCTATTTCACCAACACACCATAGATGCCAACCGGGTAGCCGTAGCGCCACGCGACCTAATGCGCGTAGTAGTCGCAGTCGATCCAGCAGTAACCGTCAGCGAAAACTCGGACGATACAGGAATAGTTGTAGCAGGTAAAAACACGCAAGGGGAAGCGTTCGTACTTGCCGACTACACTTGCCGTCAATCGCCTTTAGAATGGGCGAAGCGAGCTGTGGACGCGTACAGAACCCACAACGCTGATGCAATCGTAGTAGAAGTAAACAACGGCGGTGACATGATCCCTGCCCTAATTCACCAAGTAGACTCCAGCATCAAAGTAAAACAAGTCCGAGCAACCAGAGGCAAAACCCTACGCGCTGAACCTTGCGCCGCGTTCTACGAACAGAACCGAGTCCACCATGTCGGAGTTTTAGAAGCGTTAGAAACACAAATGACTACTTGGACACCGGACGAACCGAAAAGTCCAGACAGGTTGGACGCTCTCGTATGGGCATTGACTGACTTGCTGGAAGGAAGCAACCTGATAGGGTACTTGAATAATCTTGCTACTTTCTGCGACAATTGTAATCTACCAATGCCCAAGAGTTACAAAGTTTGTAGCGGTTGCGGATCCTCGCTAACAGAGAGCGATGAACCAAAGCACATACTAGGAGTGTAAGTGGCACTATTCGATCGTGTACGGAAACTAACCAAGTCAGCGCCTTTATCATTACCGCCGGGTGCTAGAACTACCGACTTCTCCCAAGAGCAACTCTCAATGCTGGCGCAACAGCTCTACTCTACTGGAGTGTTTGAGCCTCTACAGCGTAACCCATTTCAGGCTTCTGTACCGTTCGGCCCGAACAATCCACTCATACCAGCCGCCATTAACCCGATTGGCGATGACGGTAGGCCGGATCCACGCAGGTGGGAATACCCGGTGGCATGGAATGTGTTTGTTACGGAACAGCGCCTTGTGCCTTGGAGAGTGTTGCGTACAGCCGCCGACCAGATTGATGTTGTGCGCCGATGTGTTGAAGTGTTGAAAAACAAAATGACCGGTATGGACTGGGACATTACTTTTTCCGAGTCTGCTAGTGAAACACTCGCAGGTAACTCCGACAAGAACCATGTTCGCGCAATGCAGGAAGCGCGTGACTCGTTCGGCCCAGACATTTCAAGACTTAAACAGTTTTGGGAAATGCCCGACAAAATAAACGGACTTAACTTCAACGACTGGTTGAGTATGGTGCTGGAGGAAATACTGGTACTGGACGCTCTCGCAATCTACCCACACCCAGACTTGAAAGGTGAATTGCACTCGTTAGAGATCCTTGACGGTTCAACGATTAAGCCGCTACTAGATGATAGAGGTATGCGACCGCAAGCACCGTACCCTGCTTTCCAGCAAGTCCTGTACGGATTCCCACGCGGCGAATTCTTAGCCACCTCAGACGATCCCAATACTGACGGATCGTTCAGCGCTGATGAGTTAATCTACCTCAAGCGTAATCACCGCACTTGGACTCCTTACGGATTTAGTCCAGTAGAGCGTAGCCTTCCAGTAGCCGACATTTACATTAAACGCCAACAATGGTTACGAGCAGAGTTTACTGACGGTGTCATGCCAGATCTAATGTTTAAGCCTGACGGATCTTTCGCCACTACCCCAGAGCTGATACGCGCTTATGAGAACATACTCAACGATGATTTAGCCGGGCAAACTGAGCAACGCAGACGCGCACGAGTCCTACCGCCGGGACTCGATCCAGTAGACAACACCGGACATAGCGAAAAATTCAGCGACAAGTTAGACGATTACCTGATTACTTCCATTACTGGACATTTCGGCGTACTACCGACCGAGATTGGTTTCAGCGCCAAGGCAGGTTTGGGTGGATCCGGACACCAGCAAGGAGAATCCAACTCAGCGCAAAGTATCGGTGTTGAGCCGCTCGTTCGCTGGATTGAGCAACAACTATCCGACATAAGTTACAAGTTCCTCGGTATGCCTCGCGAGCTGGTGTTTAGGTTTGACGCTACTAAATCCTCCGACCAAGAAAACGATGCTCGCCGGCGCGACATAGAAGTCAAAGGTGGGCAACGCACAATTAATGAAGCGCGTGTGGAGTTAGGACTACCGTTACTGGACGCTCCAGAAGCAGATGTGCCAATCTTCACCTCTGGCACAAATGTTTACCTAGTTACTCCTGAAGGCCTCGTATCGCCAACTGGATCCGAACCAGCGATTGAGCCGGGCAACAATCCTAATCCGCAGGAAACAATCCAGCAACGCACCGAGAAACCAGCCGAAGGTGAAGTCCAGCAGGAAGTGAAAGCGTTTTTGAAATGGGCAAAGAAGGGTATTGCGGATCGAGATTTTGAGTTTCTAGCGGTGGACTCTATCCACGCTGGTATTCTTAACCGCGCCGCGAAAGACAATGATTACGAACTCATCAAGTCTATTGCCAGCGATCTCCTCCCAAAAGCATAAGCCGCTCCAACGCGGCGAAGCAGAAAACAATCCTGCACAATCAGGTACTTATCCTGTCTGCGCTCGGTAGACTAACTGACGCGTCACAGCTCGCGGAAAAATGGGTAGCACACAACGCAACCAAAGACGCTGTAAGTGACGCTAGGACTTCCGCTAGGGACTGGGCGAAAGTTAACGCACAAATGAACACACAACCTATTTCCGATGCTCTACAGGAAGCCTACGGCTCCGGCTGGGCGTTCGGTGAGGTTCAGGCGCAAGCGCAACTCGGTGGATCTTTCAATGCTAACTTTTGGGACGATTGGCAACCGGGTAACGAAGGTGCGGCGGCTTTAGTGGATCCTCCCGGTGGGCTACAGTCACTACTGGATCGAAGCGGTATTACGATTGATGACTTAATCAACACCACTTATGACCGTATCGGTACGGCCTTAGCAATCTCAATCTCTCAAGGATTACCAGTATCTGAAACTGCTAAAGCAATCAATGAGCGGTTACGAGATCCAGCAAGAGCAATGGTAATTGCGAGAACAGAAACTTGCCGAGCTGTTGTTGAGTCCTCTGTGTCGGAGTATCGCGATGCTGGAGTGACGCAAGTTGAGTGGCTTGGTGGGGATCCTTGTACGGAAATCTGCGAACAAAATGTTGGCGTGATTGTGACGCTAGGTGAAGACTTCCCTAGTGGTGACGAGTATCCACCAGCGCACCCCAATTGCGTGTGCGATGTTGCGCCTGTGGTGGACTAGCAAAACACTCGCTAATGTGACAAAATAGAACTTGACCAATTAGGAGTATTCTATGGCACTCGTACACTTGAACGCCTCAGTAGGAACAAGCGTAACCAAACTTTTTACCGTACCTTTAGGCATTAGTCGTGTCGCAGTATCTATCCAAAACAATCACAGCGCCTCGATCTTTGTAGGTGACGCAAGCATTACCACATCAGGCGCAACCCAAGGTCATGT